GTCATCGGCCCGGTCGGGGGCAGTCTTGAGGGGGCAATCCTGCTGAACATCGGAGAGATGTGGTACAGCAAGGAACAGATCATCGAGGAAAAGGCTATTTTTGTTGACCCGCAGTTCCGATCCGCCAAAGGTGGCAGGGCCAGAAAGCTTGCGGAATTCGCGAAGCAAGTATCGGATGCACTCCAGCTTCCCCTCTCCATCGGGGTTCTGTCCAGCAGCCGCACAGCTGCTAAGATGCGCCTTTACGAGCGTGTATTTGGCGAACCGTCGGGTGTGTACTTCCTGTACGGAGCAAAAACTGGTATGACTGGCAAAACCTGAATGGGGAACGGCTGTGGGTAAGAAAACTTCAACGACCACTTCTCAGGTTCAAATCCCGCCTGAGGTGATGGCGCGCTACAACGCGGTCAACACTCGGGCTGAGGAAGTGGCGGCCAAGCCGTTCCAGAAGTATGGCACTGAAGCCAGCGATTTCGTCGCACAGATCAACGAACAGCAGCGGGCAGGCATCAACAATGTCAACGCTGCTGCTGGCTCCTACCAGCCGTATATCGATGCAGCCACCGGTGCCACCGTCGCCGGTATGGACGAAGCCAACGCTGGTGAACTCGACATCAGCAAGTACATGTCGCCGTACATCCAGAACGTGGCCGACACGACCAGCGCTATGATAGCGCAGGAGAACGAACGCGCGCAGTCCGGAAATCTCGGCACGGCCATCAGTTCTGGTGCCTTCGGTGGCGACCGGGCTGGCATCGCCGCAGCAAACCTGTCTCAGCAGCAGAACCTTGCTTACGGCAAGACCATGGCTGACATCTACAATCAGGGCTACACGCAGGCCGTTGGCACCGCTCAGCAGCAGCAGGGCGTGAACCTCAGCGCAGATCAGGCCAACCTCGCCCGCCTGACCGCCGGTGGCGCGCAGCTGGCCGGTCTGGGAACCACGGCGCAGCAAGCTGGCCTTGCTGGTGCTGAGGCACAGATCAACGCTGGTACGCTGGAACAGCAGACAGAACAGGCTGGCAAGACGGCGCTGGTCAACCAGTTCATGCAGGAGCAGGGCTACCCGTTCCAAGTGGCCCAGTTCCTCGCGAACATCGCCACCGGCACCGGTGCGCTCTCTGGCTCGACCACGGCCACCACGCAGCCCGCACCGTTCTTCTCGGATCGCCGCCTGAAGCATGACGTCAAGCGCATTGGCAAGACCGACGACGGCCTGCCGATCTACAGCTTCAAGTACAAGGGCGACGAGAAAGAGCAGACCCACGTTGGCTTCATGGCTGACGAGGTGGAGCAGGTCAAACCGGAAGCTGTCGGCGTCCACCCCACTGGGTACAAGACCGTCGACTACGAGAAGGCCACCGAGAAGAACAGCATGGGCGGCGGCGTCTCTCCGCAGCGCTCAGGTGAGGCATTCGCTGATGGCGGCGTTGCTGGTCCGTACGGGTCTCCAGCAAACTCCCAGCCGAACTTTGGTGGGTACGTGCCGCAGGCCAATCTTCCGGTTGGTGAACTGATCGTGGCCGACCCGGCCTATGCAACCAATGCACAGAAATCCATGGCCCAGCAGCTGGCGTCTCTGGCAAGCCTTGGAGAGAGCGCTCAGGAGATTGAGGGCACGTGGAACTGGGCAAAAGACAAGTGGGGCGCTGAAGGCAAGAAGGAAGCTGTTGGAGGGGGAGAAACTGGACGCGGCGTGTCCGCGCAGGCCTATGGCGGTGCCGTCGGTGCGCAATACCTCAAACCACAACAAGGCGGCGTGGCCCCCAACAGCGAGAAGAGCTACCTGACCGACACGCTGGCCAGCCAAGACAAGAGCGACAAGCCGAAACTGGAACCCGCAGGCGGCCCCAGTGGTGGTGGCTCCAGCCCAGCTGGTGATATCGCAGCCCTCGCCAAGGTCGGCCTTGCCATCGCTGGCATCCCCCTGCCGTTCCGGTATGGCGGCGCTGCAGGCTATGCTGATGGTGGGTCTCCGATGAGCGACGAGGAGCGCATGCGTCGCCTCAAGGAAATGGAACCCCGCGCCGCCACAGGGCTTCTTCCTTCTGGGCGCGTTCCAGAAGCTGACAGAATTGGCGCTCCGATTTCTTACCCATCAGGCGTCGCAATGAAGAGCGATTGGCAGGATGCGCCCACGGTAAATCCACTTCAGTACAGCCAAGAAACTGGAATGGTTCGCGACCCAGACACGAAAAAATATCTCTATGATGACCGCAGGGCATACAGAAACCCCGCTGGCGGCATAGAAATTTCGCAAGGGGACGAACTGAGCGCTGCGCGCAGAGACATCGATGCTTCCCAAGAGCGCCTGAGACAGCAGGCAGAAAACGTTGACGTACCGGCTGCAAGGTCCGCTTACGACGAAGCTGCCAAGAGAATTCTTGAGCGGAACCAGTATGCGAACCCTCAAGAAATCCTGACCGATGAGTACAAGGCCATGCAGGATGCAGAGGCTGAGGCTCAGCGCCTGCGCCTCTTTGAACCTATTTCTGGTCGCCGTGGTTATGAACCTTCTATGTTCAGCGGTGCTGGCGTCGTAGGAAATGCTGAGGGTAGAATGCTCTCTGGAACGGGCCTCGTACCAGCAGCTGGAACGCCATTTGATCCGATCAGACAGGCAGCCGGGACACCGTTTTATCTGGAACCCCGACAGGCTGCTGGCACGCCTTTCCCAGAAAGAGGCCTGATTGGTCCGCAGCCCCTTCCGCTTCGGCAGGCCGCCGGAACCCCGTTCCCACTCAGGGAAGCGGCGGGCACGCCATTCCCGCTTCGGCAGGCCGCTGGTACGCCGCTCCCGATGTCCCCCCTTGCGTCGTCCCCGCGCCCTGTGGCGCGTCCAGAAGGCTTGGGAGTTGCGGCTGTCGAACAGCCCGTTGAGCGCGCACCCACTGGTGTTGTCGCGCCGCAACCCAAGATGGGACCGGTCGTTCCTTATGGCAAGCAGCTGGACTTCATCACGTACGAGCTTCAGAAGCCCGAATACAACGCATATCCTGCACAAAAATACGCAACCCCCGGTCAGGCTGCGATTGCTTTTGATGAAATCTACGAAAAGTCAGGCGGTCAAGGAAACGACATCGCTGTTGCGAACGCTGAAGACATTTACAGCGCAGCGCAAAATGGAGACCTTTCCCGGTTCCCGCCGAACGTTCAACAGGCTTACCAGCACTTCATCGACAGTGGCATGGACCCCATCCAAGCGTCTGGGGCGACTGGCCGCCTGATGGTCGAGAGCTATGCACACATGGACCCCAACGCCAGAAACACGCTTGGCGGTGGAAACGGAACCTACGGAATTGCCCAGTGGCGCGGCGACCGCATGGAGGAGCTTGCCAGCTTTGCCGGTGTGCCTCTGGACGCAATTACTGGTGCCCCGATCTCCACGCCTGAAGGTCGGTACTTCCCAAGCGGCGGTGTGGGCGCTGGCGCATCCCTCAGCACAAGAGGGCAGCGCGAACCCCAAGAGGGTGGCCTTGGTCGCGGCATCCTGACGCCTGACAAGCCATACGAAGACCGCACCACTTTGGGGAAAATGTTCTACAACGAGAAGGACGGAACCCTAAACAAGAACGCGCTCCTGTCGCTTGCTTCTGGCATAGGCGGAATGCTGTCTTCGCCCAGCCAGTTCTTCCTGCCGTCTCTGGGCCTCGGCCTGCAGGGCTTCGCTGGAACCTATGCTGGCCTTGAGAAGCAGGCTGCTGACATTGGTCTCACGGGAGCCGAAACTCGCCGGTCCGATATTGCAGCTGACATCGCAAGGCTCACTGAAATCGGTGGATCGACGTTCATCAGCCTTGGAAACGGGACGCCTCCGATCCCGCTTTGGGATTACATCGCAAACCCTGAGGCATACTCGACAGGTGACGCCCGGCTTGACGCGCAAATCCTGCAACAGGCCTCCCAGAAAGCTGCGCAACAGCCCCAAGGTTCGGGAGCTTTTGCAACGCCAGAGGTTCAGACCCTCATACAGAGGGAGGCTGACAACGCCAAACTGGATACGACCTCAGTCCGCGCGCAGAGCACTGCCATTGAAAACGCAGTGAACGCCTCTGCTGCGGCGGCCCGATCCTCGATACCGTCGATCTTGACGCAGGCGGATGCGGTTGCTGCGCTCACTAGCCCAGACGCTGCCGTGCGTGCTGGAAAGTTCGGACCCATCAAGCAATCAATTGCGGGGTATCTGAATGACCTCTCCGCGACGGTGAGCCAGTTTACCGGCGTTGAGCTTCCAACCATCGACGACCCGAACGGTGGAAACGCTGCTGCAAACGCAGAGATAATTCTCAAGGAGGCCGTGGCATCTGGTATTATTAGCGCCAGCGGCGTTCAGGAACTTCAGTTGATCATGGCTTCTCAGCCGAACGTGGCGCTGACAGCAGAGGCAAATTCTAAGCTGATGGCTGGACTTATGGTCGCGGGTCGCGCTGATATTCGTCGATCTGAGTTCATGCGGGACTACAAGAACCAACCGGGCAACACCTTCAAGACCGTTATAGATGCCGGTCAGGCATTCCAAGAGACCTATGGCGATCAGATTAACGCAGAGAAGGCTGTGCTGAAAGAACTGATCCATTATGGTAGCACGGCTATGCCGGAAGAATGGAAGGCCGCCATGGGAGAATACGCGACCCCCATGGAATTCCTGATGACGCCCGGAATTCCAGAGGAAGCCAAGAGCGAGTTCATCTTGCGCCTTCTTCCCTCCCTTGGGATCGATCCCAACACCGTCGCCGCTCTGAACGGGCCAAGCGGAATGTACATCGGAAGTTACTTCGGAGGCTGACATGGCTGATACAACTATCGCACCTCCGGCGCAGAGCATGATGGAGCGGATCAAGAACCTGCCGCCCCTTCAACCCAAGAGCATGGTGGGGGAAGCTCCACCTCCGCCTCCGCCGGGCAATGATACCCCTGTGGTGGAGACGCCCGTTCCCGCTCCGCGCCCTGCGCCTGCCGTTGCTGCGCCCACAGGCACGCCCGGCAGGAAGTATGAAGACATGCCCAGCGGGGAGTACTGGAAGCTGTTGGCTTCCAATGTACCTGAGGGTCTTGAGAGACTTGGTTCCGGCCTCGTTCAAGCGGGGCAAAGCCCCATTGAGACCGCGAAGGCCATTGGCGGACTTGGCGCTGACCTCGCTGTCGGAATGGGATCAAAAGCTATCGACGCGGTTGGAAATGCGACGGGCTATGGCCCCGTCCTCAATCAGGAGACCAAGGGCGCGCGCGAGGATGTAGCTGACGCTGCATTCGACTATTACAAGAAAAGTTATTTTTCCGGACCAGAGGCGTTCTGGAAAAAGCTTGCTGAAGACCCTGTGTCTGTCGGACTTGATGTAGCTACGGTTGCGCCAGTCATTGGCCCAGCCAGTCGCGTCGCAGGTCTCGGAAAGCTGGGAACAGCAGCTGGGAATGTTGCTGCACTGGGAGACCCCCTGAACGTTGCCATGCAGGGAGCTAAGCTGGGTGTGAAAGCCATAACAAGGCCAGCTGGTGCCATTGCGCGGTATCCGCAGGCCGTTGCCGCTGGAACCCCCTTGCAGGCTCTCAAGATCGCAGGTCAGACTGGAAGATCGTCAGACCCCGCTGCGCGCCAAGCGTTCAAGTCTACCATGCAGGGCAAAGCTGAACCCAGAGAGATAGCGAAGACCGCTGTTGCCGCCATGGAGGAAAAGCGCAGGGCTGCCAGCGATTTCTACACATCCAAAAAATCTGAGCTTACCACTCAGGAACTCCCCATGGGGGACATCAGAGGCGCAATTGGCAGCGCCATGACCCAACTCAATAAGTACGGAACACGTACAAGCTCCGAGCAGGTTGCAGCGCTCCAGAAGATGGATGATATGGTTGCCAAGTATGAGGCACACCCCGATCCATCATCCCGCACTGCGGTCGAACTTGACCTTCTTAAACGAGACCTGCACGACGTCGTTGAGCAGCTTCCGCCGTCTGACCGTGGCGCTCTCGCCGCCATTCCTCGTTCCGTCAAGGAGACCATTTCGAAGGTCGATCCCACGTACGCCCAGATGATGGACTACTGGCGCGACTGGATCGGAAAGATGCGGGACATGCAGTCCACGCTGGGGACTGGTGACAGGGTCTCAGAGACTGCCAGACTTGCAAAACTGATGTCCACCATGAAAAGCGGAGAGAAGCTGAACCTCCTGAAGGAACTGAAGGACACCCCGTCCGGAAAATATCTGACAGAGATGATTGCTGGCGCAGCTTTCAGGGACATTATGCCCCCAGCGATGCAAGGTTTCGGCCTTGGGGTTCTTGGCCCAGTTCTGGCCGGTGGCCCTCACGGCATCGCTATTGCAGCTGGAGCATCGCCACGGCTTGCTGGTATGACCCAGTATGGGATGGGTCGTCTGGAGGGGGCTGTGAATGCAGTTCCGAAGGTGCCTGCGGCGGTAACGAACGCGATGTACCAGACCAGCGGAGATCGCATGGGCCGCAAGGCCGGTGGCCGTGTGGGTGGGCACGAAGCTGCGGCTGACCAGTTGGTGCGGGCTGCGGAACGTGCTAAGAAAGACCTTGGACGATCCACAGAGCCACTCCTCAGCCAGTCCGACGATGCTGTGGCGCACGCTCTTGAGGTGGCGAACAAGAGCATCTGATTGAAGAAAACGTCGTAACGACCCGGAGCATGTAGCATGGCTGATACAACAACACCGAATTTCGGCTTCGTACAGCCTGAAGTCGGCGCATCGGTGAACACATGGGGAGGCAAGGTCAATACCGATCTGGGGATGATCGATGCCCTGCTAGGCGGAACTGGCGCGCAACAAGCGAAGCCAAACCTTGCTCTTGGACAGTGGAAGGTAGACGGAGTGGCAGTCACGGCCACGGCGGCACAGATCAACGCTGGCGTCCCGACTGGCGTCATCACGCTGTGGTCTGGGTCCATCGCCTCGATCCCGGCGGGATGGCTGCTCTGCGACGGCACGCTTGGCACGCCAAACCTTCAGGACAGATTTGTCGTCGGTGCGGGCTCAACCTACGCTGTCAACGCCACGGGCGGCGCTGCCACGGTAACTCTGGCCACCACAGAAATTCCTTCGCACACCCATGCAGTCAGCGGGAACACTGGTCTTCAGAGTGCTGACCACATCCACAGCGGAACGACATCCACAGAACTTGCTCACACCCACGACACGAACATAAACAGCTCTGCAGGGGGCGGCACCCTAGCTGCGGATGCCGTAGGTAACGCCAGCGTCAACACGTCTGCGGCGGGCGCTCACTCCCACACCTTCAGCACAGGGGGCGTATCTGCCAACCACAGCCACGCCATAAGCTTCACTTCCGGCGCTGCAGGTAGCGGCGGGGCGCACCAAAACTTGCCGCCGTACTTCGCCCTTGCATACATTATGAAAGCCTGATCCATGACCCAAGTAGTCCGCGTAAAATCCAATGGCAGTGTGGGAATTATGTTTTCCGACGATCAGCCCCCTATCATCTGCCAAACAAGCGATCCCCTCCTGCCGCAAAACGTAGCGTCTGGTCTGTCCGCAACCCTCGCAGCCCTCCTTGCGGAAAACGCAAGTATGATCCACATGGAGCAAGACGCGGTTCGCGCCTTCACGCACACTGTCATAAATGATCAGGTCATTTATCAGGACGGTATCAGCGACCCTGTTTTCAACTTGATCATAGCCTCGCAGGCACAACTTATAGCCATTTTCGATCCGGAGTAACGCCGTTGACTTTTGTACGCTTCACGCACGATCCGAAGCTCGACGGGGTGTTCCCGGCTCCTTTGCCCGCTATCAAAAAGGCCCCGGATTTCTACAAGGCCATCCGCCCGCAGCATGGTAGCCACCCAAATACAGGCACAGTCAAACGTTGCGTTCCGTTTCTTGACGCGCTGTCAGCCGGATTTGTTATCCCACTTTGGGCTGACCTTTATGTGGCCGCAAGCAGCGGGGAGTTGTCCTTCAGTTTCCCTAGAAACTTTCCCTTGTCGTTGAGCATGGATCAGCACGGTTATGCCCAATTTCCGGGGCACCCCCTCGCAGACAGACCTTACGGCAAGCACTTCATGAAGTTCATGAACCCGTGGGTAGTAGAGACCGCGCCGGGCTACTCGTGCCTGTTTACGGCTCCTATGAACCATCTGGAAACGCGGTTCAAAATCCTCGACGGGGCGGTGGATACCGATACCTACCACTCAAATGTCCACTTCCCGTTCCTGTGGACTGGCGGCGACGGCGATTTTTTCATTCCGAAGGGCACGCCGCTTGTGCAGGTCATCCCCTACAAGCGCGAAACCTTCACCCTTGAAATTGGTGTGACAGATACAGACCGGCGCAGCAATGTTGACGCCCGTCTCGGCACGCACCTCAAAAACAGCTATCGTCAGGAGTTCTGGTCAAAGGCCAAGATGCTTGATGGCGAATATGAAGAAGAAATGGGCGCGCCGACCCCTACGACGTGAATTCAACCACCAGAAGGGAACCCACCGGTCTCAGGCTGATCTCGTGGGTTCCCATTGGTATCATCTCCACCATCTCCTTCGGGAAGTTCAGCCGTCTGGTCGATGACCTCGCGCTGGTCTTCTTGACCTTGAAGTGGCCGCCGTCCGGCATCAGCTTGATCCCGATCTGACCCTCCTTCCCGGTGTAGAAGGTTGCCGTCATGTCAGTCGGAGCAACATCCGCAGGGAAGATGATGTACGCGATCATGGGGTTCTTCGCGTTTCGGGACATGTACGGGGTGACCCGCTTCTGGTGCCGGGGAGATTTCATTTCTCTTTGTCCATCTTGATCTTGCCGATGTGCGCGACGTTCAGGGCGACCATGCCAGCGCTGAAGTAATTTCCGGCGTTGTCCCGGTAGAACTCTTCGACCGTGAAGAACTCTTCGTCGCCCACGGAGAGGATAAACTCAGCCACCGTCTTGGCGGGGCTTTCGCAGATCACTTGGTGGATGGGGGAACCGCTTCGCGTCGGCATGTTCATGGTAATCAGAAACCGGTTCATCTGTTCTTCCTGAATTCATGGATGCGCCGGGCTTCCATCTCGATGTGAGGCCTGATCAGGACCGGCACCCGATTGAGTGCCCTCTTCCGCGCCTCTCTGCCTTCTATGGCAAGGATCGAGACAGCGCCATCATAGATGTATTTTCGGCAGGCGGACTGGATGCCCTCCTCCTCGTCCTCCATGCGGACCTTGCCGCGCAGGATGCGCTCAATGCGCTTGCTGGGGCGGGTTTCGTCAGTCCACATGGCTAAGATAGTCATGGAAGGCCTTCCACGCCTCGTCCACGCCCAGCGCGATGCATGTGAAGCATCCTTCGGCCTTGGCCGCCCTGAGGTACTTCAGCTGGTCTTCGGATATGCTGGATGCGGTGTGGTCCCGGCGCTTCAACTCGCAGACGAACGCAGGGCTGCCGGGGATGACAATGTCGGGGGCCCCGGTGGTCATGCCCTCAGACTTCTCCTTGGCGGCCTGCAGCATCGTCCTGATGCCCTCGTTGCGGGGGTGCAGGGCCAGAACCCCGAACGTGTCCGGATGGGTGCGGCGCAGGCGGGCGAAGAATGTCACCTGTTCCACAGCTTCCTTCGGACACGACCCCCGGTAGGTGAGGTCGCCGTAGATCATAATGTCATCTGGGAGCTTCATCTGCAGCCTTATTGTAATTCAGGACGCGATAGAAACCGCTCTCGCCGTCCTTTTGATACGTAATCGTCATCGGTGCTTTGCCACCCAAGGCGTCCAGCGCGGCGCGATCTGCCTTTGCCTTCGACCACTCGGGGAACTTCATAACCCAGAATGAAAATGACCGATATGGGGTGACCACGTCAACCCTATCCATAGGCTTTCCGCTGCGAGAGACCTGAGGCATCTTTTTCCACTGCAGAACCTCGTCTGTCTGCCGCTGGGTGGGATCGCGCTTCAGGGCTTTGAAGTCGATCCGGAGCTTCTCGTTGGGGTCGACGATCTCACCCTTGCAGGAGGAGCAGTACCGGGCGGCGATGTCGTTGGGCTCGGAGCAGTGCGGGCACTCCTTGAACGTCCACCGGTAGGTGCACTGGTGGAGATCGCCAGCGACCGTGTCCATGGCGCGGCACCGGCGGCCAAAGTGGGCGGGCATCGAACCCCACTCGGTCTCGATGGGAATGCCGTCCAGATCGACGAAGTACCCGCTGGCGTCGATCTCGTACTCTTCCTTGTTGGGGCGCGCGGAGAACGTGTTCTCGGTGGAGCACTGGGGGCACACGCACGTGACCTCGCCAGAGCCATCGCTTCCGGTGGAGACCTTGATCTCGGGCCCGAAGATGTCCTGATCCGGGCAGTGACGCTCGATGTTCTCGGCATAGTCCAGAATGAGGCAGTCGGTTTTGCCACTGTCGACCCGAAGGCCGCGACCGATGATCTGCTGCAGCAGGCCGACGCTTTCGGTGGCCCGCAGGAGCGCGATCACGTCAACGTGAGGGGCGTCGAACCCCGTGGTCAGGACGGAGACGTTCACCAGATACTTGATCTTCCGGGCCTTGAACTTTTTCAGGATGGCGTCGCGCTCTGCCTTCGGCGTCTTGCCAGTCACGATGGCGGACAGCCCCGGCGGAAGGCTTGCCATGCACTCATGGGCGTGGCGCACAGTGGCAGCGAAGATCATGACGCCCTGACGGTCAGCGGACTGGGCAACGACGTCAGCGATGATAGCTGAGGTCTTCCTGCCGTGCCCGTGGTACGCCCGATCCACCGCCTGCGCGTCGAACTGGCCCCGGCTGTTGACCTGCATGTTCAGTGTTTCGTACGATTGAGCGTTGATCTTCCCGACGATGGGCTTGGTCAGGTATCCAGCCTCGATCAGTTCGTACGCCCGGATGCGGTCGACGCAGGCTGCGAAGTACGGCTCTCTGGTCTGGCTTTCGGACACCGGCTTGCCATCCGGCCATAGGCCGAAGATGTACCCGGTCTTCATGCGGTACGGCGTGGCGGACAGGCCTATCACCCGCAGGTTGGGGTTCGCTTCCCGCATGACCTCGATGATGGACTGAACCGTGGGCGTGATACCATGGCACTCGTCGATCACGACGGCGGCGAACTCCTTGCCAAAGCGGCTGATCGCGTTCTTGACGGTGCCGGGCGTGCCGAACACCACCGGGTGGCGCAGGCTCTTCTGGCCAGCGCTGGCGCTGAAGATCGAGCACTTTGCACCGGTGGCCCGGTACTTCTCGCTGTTCTGGGTCACCAGTTCTGCGGACGGCGCAAGGCACAGGACGTGCTTGCCGCCGGACACGCGGTGGATCGTCGATGCCACGCTCTCGATGATATGGCTCTTACCGGCCCCCGTGGCCGCCTCGATGCAGCATGGGGACCGGTTGCGTGAAATCCAAGCTATGATGCTGTCATGCGACTGCTGCTGGTATGGTCTAAGGGTCATTCTGCTTCTCTACGCTACAATCTCATTGTGGTATTTACAGCATATTTCCCTAAGGTTCAATCACATTTTCAGCATCATCTTTAGGATTTCACTTGGATCATTCCCTTCTCGACGCCATTCGTGACTGCTTCATAGAAGTCACCGCATGGGGCATCAGTAGCGTTCGTTATCATTTTCCACATTGCCTGCCTCACGCCCTCAGTGATTGCCTCCATCAAATGTTCGACGCTGATCGGCGGAATGCTGTCCTCCACACCCTCTCTGATTGCTGCGGCAACATCTTCGACCTCAAGTTGAGGCAGTGCATTATCTTCAGACATTTTCTTCTCCTTCCGTGGTTTCAGTGGACTTAGTTCCGATGATTTCCCGAAGTTTTTCAGAGTACAGGTGACCATAGTGCCAATCGGTGCGCCCTTTAGGCACCTCTTTCAGAGAGGAACCCATGCTGACGTAATGATCCTCGCAGAACTTCGCGCAGTACTCGACGGTTTCACGGCGAATTCTTTCGAGTTTTCGCCGCAAATCCAGATTGATGGCAGTTTGACGGACCAGTTCGTCGCTCATTTCAGCCCCCAAAAGCTAATTGGTTTTTCGTCATGCTCAAAGCGCGCGGACAGGGCCAACTCTATCGGGGATGGTCCCAGATAGCCGTACACTCCAGCCATGCTCATTGCCTCCTCGTAGCTGTCACATTGCCAGAAGGATGGCCTTCCTCTGTAACAAGGCTCCATGAGCCACTGTCTGCCCCCATTCCCACTGAACTCAAAAGTGCCGTGATATAGCTTGCCAGCAGGCGGACCATCCAGAACAATAAAGTCTCCATACCCCTTGCAGAGGTTGTTTTCGTGATCAGCTCTTTCGACTTGATCCCACAGGGCCTTCCTAAAAGCCTCAACCTTCGGATCGGTCAGACCCGCTTCGCTTGGCTTAACCTCAATCCAGAACACGTTGTAATCTCCGTTGTCGTCTTTTCCGAAAATTTTGAAATCCGGAAGGTAGTGGGTGCCGCATGGGAGATTGAAGCCTTCAGGCTCGTATTCCCACTGGTATCCGCAGGCGTCGAAGAACACCGCCCACCGCGCCTCAAGACGGCTGCGAAAGCGGTATCCCTTATATTTGGTCTCGATTGCTTTTATCGTCATTTCAGCGTCCAGAAGCTGGTGGGCTTGCCGCGCCACGGCTCAAGGTTCGCGCCGGGTGCCAGAACTTGGATGGCCTTGGCATAGGACACCGATCCGGCGCGCTCCGTCTTGGTCAGGCGCTTGCCGCCGAAGGATGCGTTGCGCCCCTTCGCCATCTCCACCATGGCCTCAAGAAGCTCCTTCTTGCGTTCCTCAGCCTTCGCAATGGCATCGAGGACGTCGGTGTACTCGGCCACCATCTGCAGCGCTCTGGGCGTGTCGACGACGACCAGAGGGTCGTTCAGGTGTTCATCTGGCGCGTCGCACGCGTCAAGAAACTCCATGTAGAATTGCCGAAGCTCCGGCATGATCTTTGAGATGTACCATTCGTCATATTCGACGACGGACAGGCTGTTCCCCCGTGGCGTCCACTGCCAAAAGTAACACTTCGACCGGTTGGTGCAGAACATCTGGACCTGCATCTGGGCGTAGTAATGCTCCTGATCCTCGATGCTCTTGAACGGGACCGGCGCTTCCTTGTCCCGAAGGCCAAAGGGGCACTTGATCTCGACCAGATGGTCGTCACCGACGTACCCATCCGGGCTTGCGCCGATCCAGTTCATCTCCGGGTGGGTGACGAAAGTCGCACTGGTGACAGGCAGGCCGATCTTGACCTCAAGGTCTTCGCGGGCTTCGTCTTCGTGGGTGATGCCCCACTGGGTGGCGATGTTGCCGTTCCACTCGCTGGGGGCCTTGTGGTACTGGCGGACCATCCGGCGCATGATCGTCTTCCGGTCGGCATTCGGATCGACACCCAGTATCGCCCCAACGGCGGAAGCTGTGACGCGTCCCTTCCGGGCACTGAACCATTGTTCGCTGCGCTGTTCCATCATCATGTCCTAATAATAATTGATGGAGAGGGGCGTACCCCTCTCCGGTTTTCAGCGGTTCCAGAGCCACATGGCCGCAGAGCCGCAGACCAGTCCGATGGTGAACGGCAGGACCGCCTTCGCCACCAGAAAGACCATCAGGATCAGGAGGATTGCGACCCCCGACCAGATAGCGATCTTCTGAAGCTCAGGCATCGAGGAAGGCCCGCAGGTTCAGGCCAAGGGTGTTGGCAATCTTCTGCAGGACAACCAGTTCTTGGGGTTCCATCTCGCCATCAGCGCGGGAGATATCGACGGCAACGGCGAGGATCAGTTCAAGGTCGTCGGACGTCGACTTGGCCTTGGCTTGCTCGATCTCCTTCATCAGGCCGATCCGCCCCATGGTGCCCTTGGCGCGCGAGAAAATCTTGCTGGCCGTGGCTTCGATCTCGGACTGCTTGAACGCGGTCGAGAGGGTGGGGTGGTTCACCAGCGCTTCCTGCGTGGCCACCAGTTCGCTGTCTTCGATCTCACCATCGGCAGCCGCGACAAGGGCGCATGCGGCACAGGTGGCTTCCAGCAGATCGGTCCGACCGGAGAGGCGCTTCGCCCCGCCGCCAAGCTTTTCCTTCAGCATACCAAACATAATCTTCTCCATTGTTCGGGTTCATGTTTCAGTTGGCAGTGGCGCGTACGCCACCACCTTTCTCCATCCCATTGACTTAAAAGGGAATTTCATCGTCCAGAGCACCGGCGGCTGCGCGGGAGCTTCCCGACACGCGACGCTCAAGCTCAGCCTGACCCTTCGCGATCTCCTCAGCCGAAGACTGGGGTGCGCTCTTGGGGGCCACAGCGCCGATCCAGTTGCCGCGCGCCATGTCGCCGGTCATGCGGTCCCGCATCTCCCAGACCATGACCTTCGTCACCATCGGCTTTTGGGTAAGGCAGGCGGTCAGGCTTTCGTCCGTCGGCATCACGCCCTTGGCCAGCAGCTTGCCACCGCAGTTGGTGTCGATGGCACCGAGCATCTTCTTGGCCTTGTCGCGCTTGGCTGCCACCTTGTCAGCCTTGGCACGGGGATCGGCGTCGAGCACCCAGAGCTTCTGGAACACCTTGCGGCCCTTGTAGTCGTCCGGGGCCAGAACGTTCCAGCGCAGCGAGATGAAACGGTCGCCGTCTTGGGTCTTGTCCCACTTGGCTTCGTCGATGGCGGCCAGAACAGACGTCTCGCCGGGGATTGGCAGGAGGTTTCCGCCACCCGCATCGAACTCGCCAGAGCCTGCGGTTTCCTTGACGTCTTCACCGTCGGACAGGTTCCAAAAATCGCTCATTTCGCAGCTTCCTTCTTCGCAGGCTTGTTGATGTAGGGGCCGAAGGGGTTCACACCCATCTTGACCTCAAGTGGCTCATTGATGCCGAAACGGTTCTTGGAAACGTTTGCAGCCATGGCGTGGACAACAAGCTGACGCGTGCCGTCCGAGATCGCCTTTTTCAGATCGCCGTCGCCAGTGACGAAGGTCTCCAGACGAAGGAAGCCGACAGCGTCGACGTTGTCGATATAGGGCTGGGTCGACTTGTCCCCCATCCGCATCGCGTACTTGGTGTACGGGTTTGCATCCGGCGGCTCGATCCGCACTGTCTCGGCATGGGCAACGAACACGACGTTCATGCCCTTTTCCATCATCATGCCGCAGGCTTTGCGCACGCGGCGGTGTTGACTGGCAACCATGTCACGTCCTGCGCCAAACCCGCCATGGGCTTGGTTGAGGCTCTTCGCCCCCTTCGGATCGGTGTCCATGACCCAGTCCGTGAACAGCGCGTCCAGTGTCGTCACCGTATCGATAACGCAGGTCTGGTACGCGTGGTCTTCTTTGACCAAAGCTGCCAGCTGGGGCCACAAATCTTCCGCGCTTCTCAGCACCGGGAAAGCATCCGGGCGTGACGCCGCAGGAACAGCCTGAAGGCCATCCTCCGAGCGAATGAAAATC